CTGCCACCAATCCAACGATGACCCTAACCGGGGCATACTTGGAAGCGCTGCCATACACGCTGGCCATGGGGTCGCTTGGAACTATGAGTATAAGTTTCACGGGTGGGGTGTACTCGGTAGTCGAAGTATAAATTAAAGCCGGCAACGGCCCGACACGAAAAGGCGCATAATGCAACTGCAACTAAAAGCCACGTTTAACGATGGCAGCACGCACGAAGTAACTACTAACTTAATGACTATTGTTAGTTGGGAACGCAAATTTAAGCGCAAAGCATCTGAAATGGCGCAAGGCGTTGGCGTTGAGGATTTAGCCTATTTGTGTTACGAGGCTACGCGGTTTGCAGGTATCACGGTACCGGCAACACTTGACGCGTTTATAACATCGTTGGCGTCTATTGAAGTGGTGGAACAGCAAGACCCAAAAGCCTAAACGGCACGGTGCGTAGAGCGCTTGCCGAGATTTTGGTTGCTACAGGGTTTTGGCCTAGTGAGATATCATTTGAGTTAGACGATATGAACGCCACTATTGAAATACTTAATAAGCAACGTGGCGGTAAATAATGGCGTCGCGCTCGGCTATCCCCCAAGTAGATGGCATCCAAGAGGCGTTAAAAGCGCTTAACGATTTTGACCCTGCCTATAGAAAACAGATTACTAAAGACATACAAAGCACGGGCCAAGTAATTGTGGCCGAGGCTCGCAGCATGGTGGCCAGTTTTGATAACAGCAAAGGCACTGGCGAGCCGTTAAGCGGTATGCGACGTGGCAACCTAGTTAAAGGTCGTAATACGTCATGGCGTACCGATCAGGTGCAAAAGGGTTTTAAAGTAAAGGTAGGTGTACGCGCTAGCAAAGAGCGCTACGTAAATTACAACCGCACTACCGATGGCGTGGCAACCCATACCGAACAGGTTGTATATGGAAGCAAGCCATATCAGTTAATGGTTATCCAACAGGCCAACGCAGCTGGCGCAATCTATGACCATGCCGGGCGTAACACTGACAGCATGTTTATTACCAACCTAAACAAAGAGGTAGGCGAGCAACCTCGAGCCATTGACAAAGCCGTTACTAATAACCGTGAGGCCGTGGAAGCCAAAGTAGAGTTAGTAATTAACGATGTTGCCCGGCGCACTAACAGAAAATTAGGGTTCAACCGTGGCAATTAACATACCGATTATTAGCAGCCTTGACGGTTCAGGGTTTACTAAAGCAATAACCCAATTAAAAAAACTAGAAACCAATAGCGAGCGTGCCGGGTTTATTGCAGGTAAAGCATTTTTGCCAGCCGTTGCCGCGTTAGGTGCGCTTACCGCTGCCGCTGGTTACAGCGTTAAAGCTGCCATAGAGGACAGCGCCGCGCAAGCCAAATTAGCCAAGACGCTACAAAACGTGGTTCGTGCTACTGACGAACAAATAAACGCTACCGAAAAGTCTATTAGCGCTATGGCTATGCAATCAGGCGTTGCCGATGATGAACTACGCCCGGCGTTGGCGTCACTTGTTTTAGGTACACAGAATTTATCTACCGCTAACACCGCGCTAACCCTTGCCATGGATGTTGCCGCTGGTACCGGTGTTGATTTACAAACCGTGAGCGACGCATTATCCAAGGCGTATGGCGGAAACTATAAAGCGCTCAAACAGTTATCGCCTCAGTTGTATTCAATGATTAAAGACGGTGCCAGCCTCGATGAGGTTATGGCCAATTTGGCTAGCACGTTTGGCGGGTCTGCAGCTGTTGCAGCCAACACAGTAGAGGGCAAATTTAAGCGCCTAAACATTGCGCTAAGTGAAGCCGCCGAGGCAATCGGTATGGCAATTCTGCCAGCCGTGGAAGCCGTACTACCCGCGCTTATCAGTTTTGGTAATTGGGCGCAAGATCACGTAGGCACAATGCTTGCCGTAGGTACCGCCATTGCTGCCATTGCCACCGCCCTTATTGCGTTTAAGGCAGCGCAATTAGTTGCTAACGCTGTAACCATTGTTACTACCGCGCTTAACTGGTCACTTGCTGCCTCGGCTGCAGCCGCTAACACCGCGCTAACTATTGGTGTTGGTGCTGCCGCTATTGCTGCCGGGCTGGTAGTTGCAGCGGGCGCGTTTCTAGCATTTAAGCAAGCAACTAAAACCAGCGTCGAAACCATTAAACCGTTTGGCCCGCAACTAAGTGAAATAAACGGCGGGCTTGGCGCTGTAGAAAAGGGTTTAGGCGGTGCAGGTAAAGCCGCTAAGGGCATGGCAGACAAAGTAAAAGAGGCAACCGAGGCGTTAGAAAAGTATCTTAAGGCAGCGCTCGAGGATGCACAAAAACAATTAGTGGATGCCCAAACAGCGTTCAGCGATTTTGCTACCAGCGTAAGCGACAGCATTAAAGACGCGTTTAGTTTTGCTGATGCTAAAGACGCAGGCGACGAAACAGGGGCAGGGTTTCTACAGGGCTTGCGCGATCAGGTAGCCGGCATTGTTAAGTACGGCACCGATGTTGAAACTTTGCTAAAAATGAAATTAAGTAAAAGCGCATTACAAGCCGTTTTAGATGCTGGCGGGGAAAGCGGCGCGGCTATTGCAGCTGAACTAATCGCGGGCGGTCAAACTGCCATAGATGAAACTAACGCGCTTGTAGATGCAGCAAATATGGCAGCCGAAAAAATTGGATTAAGTGCAGCCGGGCAATGGTTCCAAGCCGGTGTAGATAACGCCAAGTCTTATTTACAAGGTGTTGAGGCGGCGTTTGATCTAGCCCAAAAGAGGCTTAAGGCTAAAGGTCTAAAACTGGCTGACATAAAGGGCATTAGCGCGGGGTTCAGCGAAGCGATCACACGCCCACCAGTACCGTCGGTTACGCCTATGCAGGTTGGCGGCGATATGGGTATGCCGGGTGGCGGGCCTGTAACTATTAACTTGTCTACCCTTGTGCCTAACGCAACCGCTGGCGAAGCAATCGTAAACGCTATACGTGCATATAACAGGGCGGCAGGCCCGGCAAATATCGCGGTTTCGTAATGGCTACCTCGGTTATTGCCAGCGGTGACTATGAACTATTTATAGATACAGGTTTTCAATTAAATGCGTTTACCTTAGATAGCGCAACGCGTGGCCTATTAAATGGCACCCAATACGTTTTAGACGGCATTACCGAGTTTGCCCCAATGATGCAATACAGCAAAAGCATTACGGTAAACCGTGGCAGGCGCGAAATAGGCGATCAGTTCAGTGCCGGCACAATGACGTTTACGCTAGATGACAGTTTGGCGGGTGGGATACTAAACCCGTTGTATTCGTCTAGCCCGTTTGTAGACCCTGCAGGGCAGTTTACGCTTGCGCCATTGAGGCGGGTTTCGTTTGGGCGTTACAACAGCCTTAATACGTTTATTGAATTGTTTGCCGGGCAGATCGTGAACTATGACTACAGTTACGAATTAGGCGGAAATAATACCGTTATGGTTTATTGCGCTGACGATTTCTATTTGCTGGCCCAAACCTCAATGGGTGAATTTAACGTATCCCAGGAATTGAGCAGCGCCCGGCTATCGGCAATACTTGACCTGCCCGAGGTTGCTTACCCGGTTGCTAGCCGTGACATTTCTACAGGCACGCAAACCCTTGGCGGTGCAGCTGCCTACACCATTGCTAACGGCACCAACGTAAAAGCGTACATAGACCAAATACAGGCAGCCGAGCAGGGCCGTATTTTTATGGCACGTAATGGGGTGCTTAATAGTGACCCTCGAGTAGGTAACACCATCAGCGGTAGCGTTGCCGATTTCCACGACGATGGAACCAACATCCCTTACAATTCGCTAGCCATCACCTATAACGCCGATCAGATCGTGAACCGTGCCAGCGTGCAACATTTAGGCGCGGCAAGCCCCGAGGTTGCAGACGATCTAGCCAGCCAAGCAAAGTACCTAATCCAAACGGTGAGCATTACTGACAGCCTGCTACATAACAATACGGCAGCGGCAGACCTAGCCGATTACCTGCTAGTTGGGGAACCTGACGCCACGTTTACAGGCGTGCAAACCGATTACCTGATGCTGACTACAGCCCAACGGGAAACGCTAGCCCTAGTAGACATCGGGGATACGATCACAATTACCAACACCATTGCCGGCGGTGAGGTGGCCCAAGAATTGAGCGTAGAGGGTGTCGAGCATCGCATAGATTTTGTGACCGGGCATCGCGTCACCTATTACACGGCGCCTACTGTGATCGTCTACGAGTTAATACTTGATGACCCGATTTACGGAAAATTAGATATACAAGACCCGCAACCAGTTTTAGCGTAAAGTAGACCTATGGCAACACCAACGACATTACCCGCCGCGTTTACAAGTGGGCAGGTATTAACCGCCGCACAAATGAACGCATTGCGTGGCGCGTTTCGAGTTTTGCAAGTAGTCAGCACCGCAAAAACCGACACATTTACCACAACTAGCGCAACCTTTACCGACGTAACCGGCATGAGCGTAAGCATTACCCCGCAGTCAGCAACCTCACAAATTTTAGTTATTGTGTCCGGTAACGCTGGCAACAACTCGGCTGCCAACGGATGTTTCTTTACGCTTCTTCGTGGCGCAACCCAAATTGACATGGGTGATGCAGCAAGCAATCGCGCGAGAGTAAGCACCCAGACTTACAGCGGTGGAGATGCACGTTTTGTCAATTTTGGTTTGACATTCTTGGACAGCCCAGCAACAACATCGGCCACGACATACAAACTGCAAACCCGCGTAGACCTTGCCGGCACAATGTATCTCAACCGATCATTTGGTGACACAGACATAACCTCAAATGGTCGAGCAGCCTCAACAATTACAGTTATGGAAATTTCAGCATGATTGACTACAGCGCAATACTCGCAACGAATTATGGCAACCAGCAATGGGCGTTAAACGGTAACACCTACGATGGCCTTGACTGGTTGGACAGCACACCAAAACCAACACAAGCCGAACTAGACGCACAATGGCCAGCAGTTCAATATCAAGTGCAATACAACGCAGTAAGCCAAACACGCCACAAGGAATACATACAGACCAGCGACCCAATCTTTTTTGAGTGGCAGCGTGGTACGAAAACGCAAGCCGATTGGGATAACGCGGTGCAAGTAATTAAAGACGCAAACCCTTACCCGCCTGCCCCGTGAAATGGCGTTATATGATCGGGTACGTGCTTTTTATTGCCGTAGTTTTGTGGGGTTGTAGTGGTTGCACAGTTTCTAAAACGAATGTTGAGTACCAATGTTTCACTAAGGCCGCTTGTGATTAAGACACCCGAGCAACAGCACGCAGGGCTAATAGTTTTTGTTGGCCGTCTAATGGCTATCTGTTTTTCTTTTACCGTCATGGCGTTTATTTACGGCATTCTGTTTGTAGATCAGCCAGTAGAGCAAGCGCCAACTGACGCGCAACTAATTGACTTACTAAGCACGTTGCTAGTTTTTCTTACTGGCACACTTAGCGGGCTGGTTGCGTCTAACGGCCTAAAGAGTAAGCCCGGTTCGAGTGCATCCACCGATTAAGAAACTGGTAATGCCCGCCAATTTGGCGCACGTTAAGCCAGGTGAACTACCCGCCAACTTGTTAGTAGACCTTAAGCCGTTTGGCAAACTGCACCCTTTAGCCGCCAACGCCTACAACGCGGTTAGAGCTGCAGCGTTCGCCGCTGGCATAAAACAATTTAAGCCAATTAGCGCGGGTGATACTTACCGCAGTATTGCGTTACAGCGCCAAGGGTTTTTAGCGCGTTACCAATTAGCACCTATTGAGGGCGTTAAACCTCGAGTGTACGAAAACAAAAACTATTACCTAAAACCCGGCAACGCACCTATGGCAGTACCCGGCACGTCACGCCATAACCTTGGGCTGGCCGTAGATTTTGCCAACATGTCAGGCGAAACATTTACCTTTATGTGCGACGTAGGGCCATCGTTTGGTTGGTCATTAGAGGTAATGCCAGCCGAGCCATGGCATTGGTTTTACTGGCCCGGTGACAAAGTACCGCCAGCGGTAACCCAATACCTACAAGGAATTGCGCCAGCATCCCCCACCGCGTAACACGCGCCTACTACCGTTTTGCTACCGACGAAAAGAGGTTTACCGCGCATGACTGAACTACAAACCTTTACCTATGAAGCATTTATAGGCAAACTAGAAAACGGGCGCGAAGTATTAGTACAGATTTTTAGAAACCCTGACACCCTCGAAGTGTTAGCCAGCCAACTCGCGTTTAAGACCATTGCCGGCGGAACATGGCAAACGCCCTACCAGTTAGAGAAACTATAACCTTTGCTATTAAAACCGCGTTCACCGCGCTATTCACCCTTACAGCTGCCGGCATTGCATACCTGTTGCCTATGCCTACAGACCCCGCACTAGACCGCCCCGTAAGCCCTACAACCGTTTACGTGGCAACCCCACCAACTACAACCACATTGCCCCTATACGTAAGTACGTGCGAACAGGTAGCCGTTTTGGCATTAGCCGAGGGTTTACCTCAAGATCAGTTAAACACCGCGCTAAAAGTGGCATGGCGCGAGAGCCTATGCACCGAGGATGCGTTTAACGGCACCGATACAAAAGGTGGTTCCCGTGGGATTTACCAAATTAACGGGGCATGGTGCGTACCAAACGATTACTGGCCTATTGGCTGGTTGCAGGCCAACGGCATACTCAAGACGTGCGACGATCTATTTAACCCAACAATAAACACAAGGGCCATGGTTGCAATATGGCGTAACAGCGGTTGGATACCATGGAATACAGCGAAGTAAAACAGTACATAGACCCCGATAATTCACTAAGCGAGGAAAGCAGACGCATGTTAGACCCGACAGCAAACGCAATGGCAAAACACCAAATGGCCGTATTTGACCTCATAGACGAAATATGCAGGCCCGCACATATTCCCTACAAGCCCAAGCACGCAGACCTAATAGCGCGCTTAAAACTGCTGGCAACTGACCTAGACCTAAGCGGTGACGAGGCAGGATGGCAGGCCATTAGCGAGGCTGTAGAGGCGTTAGGCGGCTGATATGGCCCTAGTTACGCTTACACCTAAACAGGTATTAAATGCGCGTGACGTGGCCTACAAAAAGGCTATGGAGTGTGAGGCTGGCAAAATGAAAAACCGTTACAACGTGCCGGTAGCCAGTACGAGTTATGACCGGCACCTAAAAGGCTGTTACGGCGAACAGGCTGTAGCGGCTTACCTTGGCGTCGAGTGGGGTTTTACCGCTTATGACCCTAAGGCTAATGACGTGGCAGGTTACGAGGTGCGCGCTACATACCACGCTAACGGGCGTTTGCTTACACATGCCGAGGATAAAAACGGGTATTACATTTTGGCAATTATTGACCGCGACACATTGACCGTCAACCTTGCCGGCTGGTCAAACCTTAAGCGCTGCAATACGCAGGGCCGTTGGGCTACTGATCTACCGTTAGCCTGCTACGCCATGCCACAAGCCGAGTTATGGCCTATGGAAATGTTGCCCGCTACCGCGCTATACGCATGTGGTATAAATAACTAACTAACCCGACTAACTGTAAAGGCACCCGACATGGCGTTTAACATTGACAATTACGTAGACGTACCAACGCGCTTAAGTGAAGCGTTAAAGCGTTACCCCGATTTACGGATACAAGAAACCGCTGCCGAGGTAGTAACGATGCCTGATGGCTCGACGTTTTACCGTTGCACTATTACCGTTTGGCGCGACGCCAGCGATCTAATCCCAAGCATTGCTACAGCTGCCGAGCCTTACCCCGGCAAAACCCCGTACACAAAAAACAGCGAATTTATGGTGGGCATGACTAGCGCGTTAGGCCGTGCGTTGGGTTACATGGGTTTTGGCATAAACAAAAGTATTGCTAGCCGTAACGAAATTGAAGCACGGCAAGACCCTAAAAAACCCGATGCACAAATAGCACCTATTAGGCGTGAAACGTCTAGCGCGCATCCTAAACAGGCCAGCCAAAAACAGGTGTATTTTATTAAGTCATTGGCTAAGGGCGCGGGGTTTGATGAGGCAGCGCTGCACGATTACATTGCTGCCACGTTGGATAGTGACGCGGTAACGCTTGAGACGCTTAGCCCCGAGCAGGCTACGAGGGTTATTGACGCGTTAAAGAATTTGCCAAGTAGCAAGGCTGACTAATGGTTTATGCAGCGTTCAACATTATTGGTATTTGTATGGGTGTTTGGCTAACCGTTTTAGTGATGATGAGGCAGGGCAAATAATGGATAAAACGGTAGATACGTTGCGCGCCGAAATAGCACTATTACGCACCATGGTAGAGCGCCTTGAAGCAAGCATAGAAACATGGAAAGCGTTAGCAACAGCGTGGGAATTCCTAGCCGAAAGCAAAACCAATGGCGATGCTTGAAGCACAGTTTAAGAATACGGTTATAGACATTGCTACCCGCTATGGCTGGATGGTTCACCATGACCTACCATCAATGAACAGGCGCGGCAAATGGGCTACACACATACAAGGCGATAGCGGGTTTCCCGACCTTGTGTTATTGAATAGCAGGGGTGTGCTAGTTTTTGCAGAACTTAAAACAGACATAGGCAAAGTACGCAAAACACAAGAGCAATGGCTCGAGCGTTTAGACCTTGCCGGCGTAATTGTGCAAGTGTGGCGCCCTAATCAGTTGCCAGTAATTATTAGGTTTTTAGCAAGCGCATGACACTTACAGTAGGCAGCCTTTTCAGCGGTATTGGGGGGCTTGATTTAGGTTTAGAGCGCGCGGGTATGCAAGTAATTTGGCAATCGGAAATAGACCCGTTTGCTTGCAAGGTATTAAAAAAACATTGGCCCGAGGTGCCTAACTATGGAGATATCAAACAAATTGACTGGGCCACAGTCCCAAGACCCGACGTTATTTGCGGTGGATATCCTTGTCAGCCATTTAGCACAGCAGGAAAACGACGTGGAACCGATGACCCTCGACATTTGTGGCCGTGGGTTAGAACAGCCATTAGCGAATTACGACCCCGCTACGCAATCTTGGAGAACGTCAGAGGACATCTCACTATGGGGGCATTACAAGTGCTTGGAGAAATTACCGAACTCGGGTATAACGCGGAGTGGCGCATTATTTCCGCAGCCGGCGTGGGTGCGCCTCATAGACGAGACCGTCTTATTATCGTGGCCTACCCCAACAGCGCACCCAAACAACAGCAATTTAAAGGGCAAATTCAAGAACCCAACGCTATTAGACGCGGTGAACATGAGGAAATGGCCAACCCCTCGAAGCAGTCCAGCGATGGCAGAGGACATGGACAACATACGGGAACGTCTGAGCGAGGGTCAGGAATACAAGTCAAGGCTCGAGGAAGCGGTAGCAATGTGGCCAACACCAACGGCGAGCAGTTGGGGCAACGAGGGCAGCAGGAAAATGCTCGACAAGCATGTTCAGTCTGGGAACATAACGGAACAGGACAAGCGGGCTATGACGGCTGGCAATGGTGGGAAACTGAACCCGACGTGGGTCGAGTGGCTTATGGGGTTTCCAACAGGGTGGACAAACTTAGAGGATTAGGTAACGCAGTAGTACCGCAAGTAGCAGAGTACATAGGCCGTTTGGTTATGGCCGCACACAATAATTCATAGACCTAAGCCTGTTGCAAGGCAGTTGGATGACACGCGGTAACGCGGGTAGTGCGCCATGCTCTTAATCATGCGCGACGAAATGACCGAGCCAATGACGCGGCAACCTGTAAACATAATCAGGCGTAAGTAATTGGGTTCGGGTTAGGGCAACCCCGAGGGTGGGGCTTTAGCGCATTAGGCTTAACGTGGTGTAAGCATTGACATACACATAACAAACAACGCAGTAAAGGATTAGCCCGGCATGATGACTAACCAACCAAAACCAACAGCAACGCGCTTGCGCGGCGCTAGCACAAGCCGTAGGCGCGTGAGCCATGCCAAGTAAACAGCAAGGGCCAAGACCTCGAGGCCAAGCAGACTACAAAAAAAACAAACGCATACTGTTAGCAGAGAATCCATTCTGCCATTGGTGTAGCGCGCCAGCAAGTGAAGCCGATCACCTCATAGAGGTAGACCGCGGCGGTGATAACTCACTAGAAAACATGGTAAGCAGCTGCAGAAAATGCAACGCAATACGTGGAAACAAATACCGTGCAGCCCGTGACGCCGGCAGATTGGGTGACGCAAACCCAATGCCAGTAAGGGTTTCAGAACCTCAACACTCTAAGCGTTTTTTTAAGGAAACAACAGAAGCC